GCTGATTTGATGAACGCACCCATGTCTTCACGAAGCGGGCCGTAGATTGCATTAAGCGCCTTCTCGCCATCGCTCTTGACTGACGCGAGGCTGGGATCCGAGAACAAGTCGCCGAGCAGCTTTCGGTTGCCCTCGATTTGCTCAAGCGTTTTCCCGCTCGCCAGTTGGTCCCGGAAGCTCTGAAGCTTGCTGATGACGGGCGCGAACGCATCGCCGTTGATGCCGCTGAGCCGCGCGATCTGCTCGTTTATGGCGTTGATCGCGTTGGGCGTGGGTACGGCGCCGGGGACCTTCTCAAGCACCGCGTTTTTCTGGTAGGTGAGCTTGGCAATCAAATTGCTGCGCGTTTTCGCCAGATCATTGGCAACCTGATCGACCGCGGGAGATGCCAGCTCGTCGCCGCTCGCAGCGCCATATTCCTGCGCGAGACTCTTGACTGCAGCCACCCGATCCGCCTGCTGAGCGGCGCGCGGCCCGCCCATTCCGGCATAGGGGACGCGCTCGCCCATCGCCATGATCGTTTTGCCGATGAAGGTCTTCGGAGGCTTTACGTCCGAGGTCATCACCGGGATGTCGGCCCGCTTGGCCTCCTCGATGATATTGGGCGCGACCTTCGCTTCATTGACGAGCGCCTTGGGCGCCGTGCCGACCATGCGCGCGACCGCGCTATCGACTGCGGCTGCCGGTACAGACGCAGCACCGCCCACTAATTGCCCGATGAAGCGATTTGCCTTGCCCCCTGCCGTGTCGGGCGTGGGAGCCACGTCTTCGATCACGTCCCCGACTTGCACGGGATTGGCGAGATTGTGCGTGATGTTGCTCTGGATCCAGTCTGCGGCATCGGTATGCCCTGCCGCTCTGAGGCCGTAGCTGATGGCATTGGGAATGGCGCTCACGACCTTGCCGGTGATGGAGGCCGCGATGTCGGGAAGCGCGGCGGCACCCTGGGCGATACCGGCGACATCGTTCTTCAGGTTGCTGACGAACTGCTCGCCGATGCCCGGAGATGGTGCCTGCGGCTGCTGCTTCGGGGCCTTGACCGGATAGTCTTTCGCATAGCCGGAGACCTCGCGACTCATCGCGTCCAGCTGCTCCGGCGTAGCGTCGTCGGGAGCCTCGAACTCGTAAACGTGCCCGTCCGGGGCCTGGACCTGGTAGCGCGCCACCTAGCGGATTCTCCGAACGCGGAGACCGCTTGGCAGCGTGATCCAGTCCTCCTCTTTCGGCGGGGAAGCTCTCCCTCCGCTCCTGATCTGCTGGAGCGTAGACTGCCGTTCCCGTTCGATTCCCGCACTCCGGTTGGCCATGTCGATCTTCATCTGCCGGATCGCGGCGCGGAACTGGTCGGGCGTCATGTTCGTGTGAATCAGCGCATCGGCTTCGTGGCGGGCGGCGTCCGAAAGCTGGGTGCTGTTACCGCCTGACATGACGCGTGCGTATTCGGTCGCGAGCGTCTTCACCGCGACATCGAATGCGGCGACCTTGGGGTCTCCGGTCGCGCGCCGTCCCGCCTGCTGCCACCTGTTGAAGATCGGGGATCCCGTCGTTCCCGCGGCACCCAATAGGGTAAGCACCTGCGTTGCGTTGGCCGACGCGGTGTTTTCCGCCGTCTGCACCGTGGCCTTCATCTGCGCGATCTTCGCCAGTTCCTGCAAACCGGACTTGTTCTGCGCCGCGATGACGTTGGCCTCGCCGGGGCTGATCCCCATTGCCTTCCACTGCTTGGTCGCTTCGGCGAGAATGGCGCGGCGCATTGCCGCGGCTTCCTTGCCCATCCCGAGCGGCGGCATCGGTTGACCCAATGCAACCTGTCCACCGATGAACTTGGCCGTCTCCGCGTCGTCGGGATTGGCCTCGTCGCCGCCCGTAGGGGCGCCCATCGCCACGATCTTCGGTTGCCCCGGTGCAGCGCCGCCGTGCGCGATTGCGAGGTTGTTGGCATCGCGATTGGCGTAGGGCTTCGCGTATTTCTCGTTTCCGGGCTTGCTCGCGAGCCTCTGGAAATAGTTCGATGTGAGCTGGACGAACTTGACCGGATCGCCCTCCGAATCCGCGAGTGCCTTCTTCGCCAGCTTGGGATTGCGGATATACACGTCGAAATAGGGCGTCTGGAGGTTGGCCGGCAGAGCCGCCGCCCCGCTCGGAACCCAATAGCGGTCGTGGTAAAGCTGGATCGCCTCGTCACGCGTAAGGTTTTTCACGTCGACATCGGGGTTAGCGCCCTGGTTGATGCCGAAGTTGACCGGCTTGCCGTTCATGTCCTTCGCAGCATAGCCGCCTTCATTGGCAAGCACGGTCGAAACGGCGTGCTCGAAGCCGCCCGGAGCGCCCGCGGGTGTGCCGCTATCGCCGCCGACGGCGACAATCGCCTTGTGCGTCTTGCCGTCGGGTCCCGTTACATCAAGCTCGCGGTATTGCGGGGCGTCGGGGTCGCGGTAATCGACCTTGAACTCGCCGTTTTCATAATGCCCGATCGCGCGCCCGACGACCTGGCCCTTGTTGCCGCCGTTCATGCCCAGCGCCTCAAGCATCGGGCCGATCTTCTCCGGACCAGCGGTGGTGGCCAGCGCATATCCGGCGATGCCCTGCGCCTGCTTGATCTTCTGTGGGTCGCCGCTCTCGATCATGTCGAGGATCGAATCCGTGATCTTGTCGTCCTGTCCAGCGCTCGCGAGGGCGGCCTTCCGATCCTTCAGCACTTGTGCGGCAAGCTCGGGTTGTCCGTTTGAAAGGGCCGCATAGACCTGTGACGCAGCAGCGGTGTCGCGCTGCTTCTCCCCTTCGCCGTACTGGTCCCATGCGTTCTTGAGGCCGTCGTGCATCTCAGGATATTTGAGCATCAACGCCCTGAACCCCTCCGGCGAGGGATTGGCGATGACTGATGCTGCGTCCTGCTGATAGGCTCGCTCGGCAGCCGCGGCCTGCTGAAGCGCCCGGACCTTCTCCTGTGCCGCCTGCTGCTGAAGCTGAACCTGCTGCTGTTCGAGGTTGAGCGCCTGCTGCCGCTGTAGCGGGGCCATGAACTGGCCGAAATAGTCGGGGACGGGTTGAAGCTCGAGCATCGATCAGAACATGTTGTTGTTGCCGGTGCCGAACGGATCCAGCGCCAGTGTGGGAATGCCGCCTCCGCCGCCGAACAACCCCGGCGTCTGAAGGAAGCCCGTAATGCCGTTCAGCGCCATGCCGAGGCCTTGAGCCGAGCCCAAGGCCCCACCCGCCCGTGCCGCGCCCATGTTGCCGAGGAGCTGAGAAATGGCGTTGGCGCTGTTCTGGCCGAACCCGCCGAGCTGCGCCCCGGTATTGGCTCCCGCTCCGGAAATTCCCCCGAGCCGCGCATATTGCTGGTCGATCAGCTGGGCCAAGAGATCGGAGCGCTGGTTGTAGAGCGAGCGCTGGACGTTGCCGCCCCGCAGGCCTCCGGTCGCCGAGGCATTCTGAAGGATCGCTTCTTCACCGACGCGGTTCAATGACGCGAACTCGGGGCTGTTTTGAATCCCCGTGATCGCCGCCTGCTGCTTGTCGGCTCCGCTCAAACCCAGAAGATCAAGCATTCCCCCGAGCGCCGTGTGACCGGCGTTGAGCCACGGCAGCAGGTCCGTGCGGGTCTGGTCGTATTCCCGCCTCTGCTCGTCAATGCCCGCCTGCGCGGCTTGCTCCTGGTCGTGCGCAGCGGACGATGCGCCGTGAGCCGCGATCAGCCCACCGCCGATCGCGCCGACAGCCCCGATTCCCGCCGCTACTACTGCTGGAGGCATCCGCTATTTCCCAATGAAGAGTTCGCAGCGTCCGTGGGAGAGGTCGTCGCAGCCCTGCGATTTCCAGCCCATGAGGCGCGTGAACATGATGACGTGGCGGGATTCGACCGGGACCGCTGCCCAGAACAGTTTCGCTCCCATGTTCTCGCGCATCCACGCGAGCATCTTGTGGGAGAGCTCGATCACGGCCCTGCCGCGCTGCTTGAACGCAACGTGGACCTCATAGATTCCAGGGCCGCGCCACACGAACAGCGCGCCGCCTTCGCCCTTTGCGAGAAACACGTTGTGCCGATCGGCAAGGATCTCGGCCATTGCCGGGTGACGCTTGCCGCTATCGCGCCATATCCATTCGTTCACCTGTTCGGCGTCGAACGTCCGCGTGAGGCTCGGCGAGGGGTCGAACGGCATGAAGGCATGATTACCTGCGCCGACGCGGCACGGATGAAATTCTGAAGGCGCGGGGCTTTCGCGTGTGTTTAATTCGGGTTAAGTTAGCCCAATGAGTGGCGCGCTGCGTCCTGCAATGGTCGGTGCCGCCGTCGGCGTTCTCTCGCTCGCCCTATTCCTCGCGCTCAATTACCTCAGCCTTGGACGTGGCGGACAGCAGCGCATCGCCGAGGCTCGTGCCAGTGGCGTCCTGACGGACGATGATTACCTGCGCGGGAACACGGTTCTCGGGTTTCATCAGGCCAACGACTGCCTGATCCTCAGAATGGCGGTTGACCAGAGAGCTCCGAAGGAACGGCTTGCTGTTTCGCCACTCGCGCCGACCGAAATGTATCACCTATGCCATCGGCTCGGCGGACCTGCCGGGTCGGCCAATTTTTACCACAATTACATTCACGGGCACACGATGCTCGCGCGCTATCTCCTTCCCGCGCTTTCCGTCGAGAAAATCAGAGAATTGTACCGCCTCTCTATTTCGTTCGTGCTCTTTGTCGGGATCGCCTTTGCGCTGCTGCGGTTGGCACAGGGCAACCGCGGGAGTGTCGTGTTCCTCATCGCCCTCATGGGCTTCGCGCGCTTCTTCGGTCTCGAAACCTTCGGGCAATCGCTGAGCCATGGCCCCTCGGACTTGGTGCTCATCGGCTATGTCGTATGGCTCGCCGTCAAGCCGCGCAGGTCGCTTGTTCTCGGCGGCGCTGTTTTCGGTGCCTTGACAATGATTTTCGAGTTCATGACTGGCGGGCTGCCGATGGGCCTTGCCGTTGTCATGGGCCTGTCGTGGTTCGCTCTAGACGAGCCGAGCGTCGAAGGAGTGCTTTATTCGAGCATCGCCTATCTCACCGCCGCAGCATCAGCGATAGCCGCCAAGTGGCTCGCCGTAGTCGCTGTGTTTGGCCCTGCGGCGCTTCTATCGGTCGGCCCGGCACTTTCTTCGCGAATGACGGGCGGAGTCCAAGTGCAGACCCTCTATCCGAACATGACCTCGGCAATGCTGAACAGCATGGACGCGCTTATCCCCGGCATGGGGGTGCTGGCCCTGCTTCTGACCGTGACCGCAATTGCTGCGGGCGCCTATGCGCTGTGGCGGGGCGATTCAGCAGCCATTCGCCTGCTCGCCTTGTCAGTTCTGCCGATCGTCGGATGGTTTGCCGTTTTTCACCAGCACACCATCATCCACGCATGGTTCATGGACCGGATGCTGGTGTGGATAATCGTGGCTGGGTTCGGCGCCTACGCGACCGCGCTACCATTGGCAGATAACAGCAAACGCAGGACCGCCCTTTCCGCCGGTTCCCTGAACCGAGCCGGTCAAGGCGCCGCCTCCGCCGCCGCCGCCACAACCGGGCGCGCCGTTGCCGCCGAGGCCGCCGACTAAACCCGCCCCCGTCGCGGAGCCGTAGGAAGCACCACCACCGGAGCCCCCGTAACCGCCACCGATAAGGGATCTGTTGAGCCAGTTGAATCCGTGCCAGCCGTTTCCTGGAGGGCTGCCGGAGTTTCCGCCCGTTCCTCCGGTAAGGTCCACGAAACCGTTGCCGACACCATTGACCGCGCCCCCCGCACCGCCGTTGGAGCCAGCAGCGGGCAAGCCCCCGCCCCCAGCTCCCCCGGTAACGCGCAGGCCCGTCGATGGAACGCTGATCGCCGCTCCGACGCCCGTGGTTCCCCCGGCGCCGCCGCTCTGCCCCGCGAGAAAGGAAAGGCCAAAAGCTCCGTTTATCAGGGTGGCCGTAGAGACAGATCCGGCACTCCCCGCCGCGCCGGCAGTCGCGCCCGACCCGTTGCCGCCATTGCCGCCCGCTGAAGCAAGGGCAACGCAGAGGTTGTTCGTCGTCGCTGGCCAGATGGCGATGCGGCTCAAAGTAGCCGATCCGCCCGCAGCCAATGAAAGGAACAGTTCTTCGGGGAGGAACGCTGCAGGAATGATGATGGACGACTGCGCCCCCGACCCGCCTCCGCCGCCGCCCGCAGCAGTCGAATTGACTCCCACGACCCCGTTGCCGCCGTTGCCCCCGGCTCCGACAAGAAGGATCGAGACCATCTTCGCGCCGGGACGCTTGCGCCAAGTCTGCCAGTGGCCCCCGTCCGATTGGGAGAGGCCGTAGAAAACCTGCTCATCGACGCCGGGGGGATGCTTGTCGCTATACGGAAACATCAATAATCGCCGCCGAACGCCGTTGCGTGCCAACCGCTAGCAAGCGCTGTCGGGGAGCCGATGAGGATCTTATATCCGGGGGGAAGAACGAGCCCGCCGGGGAAGATATAGTCCACATCGGGTGAGGTTGGCGCGGTCGCGATTGAAGTGGACGCGGGAAGCTGGATTTCGCCAATGAAATGGTTGTTCGAGGCCGTTCCCGCCGAGGAGCCGTTGTTCGTGAACACCCGCGCCACGGTCGTGACGTTGGTTCCGTTGGCCTTCAGGCGCAGCCGGTCCACCCTCGAGCCATTCGTTGCGTCCGCCGTGAAGATGGTCGCATAGTTGGCCGATGTGCCGTCGAAATCGTTGGCCGCCGACGTGCCGAAATTGGCTCCGCCGATCGCGCCGTTCTTGGTGAAGATGGGGGAGGTGTTCGCTGCCATGTCCTACCTCAATGCGTGAAGGTTCCGGCGGCGAGCATCATGCTCACCCCGATTCCGGCAGCGCTTCCGCCGCCGCCAGTCGTTCCGTTTGAAGCTGATGTGACGCGCCCGTCCGCGCCAATCACGATATTGGCGTTGGTATAGCTCCCCGGCGTAACGGTCGTATTCTTGAGGTCCGCCGTGATCTTCGGGGTGGCGTCGTCATAGGTAAAATCGATCGAGGCCGTATCGGTAAGGATGCCGCCAACGTCATCCTGCGCGTTCTCGGCGGTATAGCCCCCGGTCGAAGCAATGGTGATGGTGTCGCCAGCGTCGTTCACCGTAACGGTGATGTTCGCGCCCGCGACTAGAGCCGCCCCGATCACGTCGCGGATGCGCTCGGCTTCCGCCGTCGTATCGATCGCCACGTCATCGGCGTTGACGACAATCCCGGTTCCCGCACCCACCGCTAGGGTCAGGTCCCCCGAAAGGTCGCCGCCGCCCGTCAGTCCGGGACCGGAGATGATCTCCCGGGTCTCATCGACCTTGGAGGTAAGCAGGGTCACGAGGTCGCTGTTCAGCAGCCGGAACAGCGCCTCCAGATCGCGGATCGTCTTTGGGTCCTTGACGAAGGCCGAAAGCTGCTTTCGGGCAATGTCGAAGTCGATGGTGAGCGTGCTACCCATTCAGCGGCTCCAGCTCGGCCTCGAGGCGAGAGAAGCCGCCCGGCGTTCCGGAAATCCCGCGGAAGCGGAATGATCTCCATTGGCGGATGAAGCCGTTGCGCCGCCATGCCAGCCTCAAGGACCGCTGGCCGGTGAAGCCCGAACGCGCCGCCCGCTCCTGGCTGAACACCACACCGTCATCGGTCCAGCACATGAACACGCGCGGTTCAACTCCCGGATCGGCGCGCCCATAGAAACCGACCAATTCAAGGTTATGGCAGACGCCGCCCCTGCCTTGCGAATAGATCAGCTGCGCGTCGAACTGCCATGCGGCCTGCTCGCCGAACTGGTTATCGTGGAGGTCGGTCAGGACTCCCAAGGCGGAGGAATTGAGATCGCCGCAATGCCACTGGCCGTAGGCGAGCACGAAATTGCGGGCTCGGTAAGGCGAGAGTCCGTCGGTTCCCGAGGCAAGCCGATACCACACCTGCGTCTCGAGTTGCTGCGATGCCTGCTGCGAATAAACGAGGGTCTGCCCGGGGAGATGAAGATAGAGGTCTTTCGCTCCGTCTCCCTCCCGTGCCTCGAGGATGATGGACGACAGATCGTCATCCGACAGAAGCGCGAGCATCCGGTCGATCTCGCGGGTGGAAATGGCCGACGCCTGACCCTCTCCAAGCAAATAGACCTGCGGTTGTTCGTTTCTCCCTGATCCGACCATCGCGTAGGTCTCGAGGAACTTGCACTTGGCGTGGGTTCCGACCGCGCCCTTGTCGATCTGCGCTCCCCTGTTCCGTTGGAAGGGAAAGCCGGTAGTTCCGGCGTTGAAGAAGAACTCGGTCGTGTAGCGATTGAAGGCGATGAGCTCGCCCCTTCGCTCGCCAAGCCCCATGATCGGGTCCGGGTCCGCTTCGGACGAACCGTATTTGAGCGGATCCACGGCGGTCGGGTCATTCAGTTCGGAGACGACGATCGAAGTCCCGTCGGTCGTGATGTCGTAGCCGTCCATCCACACGACATCGATCACTTCGCCCAGGTCAACGTCCGTGACCTGGCGGAACCCGTCAGTGGGATTGTAGAGGTAGAGGTTGTTGTTCCGAGCAACCAGGAGATTGTCGAAGGAATAGGCCAATGAGCCCTGCCCCGAACCTCCTACGGTGCCGAGAATGGCCATCGTGCCGTCCGATGACACGGAAATCAGCTTGGTCCCGGAAATGCGGTAGATCAGCCCCGTTTTCGGCCAGTAGGTGCCGCCGCCGTCCTTGCCCCGCCCGGTCGAGAAATTGTCGATGCCGGGAGCAGACCTCAGATAGCCTTGCGAAATCCCCGTCTCCTCGACGTTGGGGACGAGGTTGACGGGATAGGAGCGCTCGAAATCCGGCCCGCGCTGCGAATAGACGCCGGAGAGAATGGAAATCTGGACCACGGCTCAGCCGAAGAAACGTCGACGGGACCAGCGGTCGTTTCCGGCTCCCGTCGGGCCGCGGAGCCTGTATTCGGGCCGCCTGGCATAGCGAATGAAGATTTCGGAGCGGGTGTCCGCCGCCTGCTTCAGGAGAAGGCCGGAAGGCTGCTTGCCATAGTCAGGAGCTAGAGTGACGGCGAGATTGGAGATGAACGCGTCAACGTCCTGCTCCTCGATCCCCGCGGTATCTGAAGGAAGCGACTGGCCGTTGCTGTCGGGCTGGACATAGCCGAATGGCTCAAGCTTGCCCTGCCAGCGCGCAGCCATGCTGTCCAACTGGCGGAGCGCCGAATTGTCCTCTTCCGCCTCGGTATCAAAGACGTAGTTCGCGATGCCCAATTTGCCCAAGGCGCGAATGACGATCGTTCCCTTGGTGATCGAGGAATCGGGAGAAAGATCGTCGGCGTCCGCATTGATGTTGAGCGTGATCGTCCGAGCGAGCGTCTGTCCTTGGACAGTTACGGCAGTGAGGAGGAGCGTAGCGGTTTCGCCGTCAACGCCGCCCGCGACGAGAACCTTGGCGGTCTGGTCAACGGGATCGACATCCACAGTGGTGACGGTGCCCGACGTGACGGTGAACGCAGCCGTCTCGATCGTGTCGGGATAGATGTCATCCAGCGGATAGGAATAGAGCCGCGTATCTCCGGGCGATTTCGGCGTCCATTGCATGGGCAAAGAAATACCCGCGCCGATTGCTCAGCGCGGGCTTTCTGAAGGGCGTAGGGATCAGACGTTCATCGCCGCGCCGAGCGATTCCGGACGGGCAATGATGAACGTGTAGACCTCGGATGCCGGGTCAACGGCGCCCGCTGTCGCGTTCATGTAGGTGAGGCTGACGGTATTCGCCGCCTTCACTCGAGCATTGACGATGCCGACGCCGGCAGTCGCGGAAGGCTTGTTCACCGCGAGAACGATGTCGCCGACCTTGACGCCCTGAACCGTGATGTCCTGCTCCGCACTGGTCGCGCTCGACACCGAAGCCGGATCGAACGTCACCGAGAAGGCATACCAACTGACGATGTTTGATTGAGCTATAAGCATTGCAACTCTCCAAAAGAGGGAGGGGCTGTTACACCCCTCCCGCCGTCATCAGTTGTTATGGAGGCGACAAGCGAGCTGCGGACGCAGCGTCTTGTAGCCGTAGAGCACGTCGATACGGCACGGGAACGTGTCCGTGCTGATCGCGTACTGGCGCACGATACGCATGGAGATGCCGTCCATGACCTCACGGCGAGCGAAGTCCACGCCGTCGGGCATCTGGAGGTCGGCGGTCGCGAAACCGAACGCGCCCTCCTGGTAGAGCATCGACGTGCCAACCGCAGTCGAGGCAGTGCCGAGGACGGTGACGGCCTTGGATGCGCCCGCCGAGTTGATGACGATGTTCTGCTGCGCGCCCGAGGTGATGGGAGTAGGCGAGCAGGCAACCGAGGTCGTGCTGTCGGCGGTGGCGACGAACTGCTGGAGAATGCCGGTGTCGGCCTTGGTCTCCGGATGCACCTTGTTCACGCCAACAATGGTGAACACGTCACCCTTCTTGATCGTGCCCGAGCCACCCGAGACGGTGATGGTCGCCGTGCCCGAGGTAATGCCCGTGGAGGTGTTGCAGACGTAGGACGCCGCATCGCCGCGGGTGTGTGCCGCCCACAGCGTGTTTTCCATGAAGTCGAACCCTGCGGTCCGGCCCATGTAGCCCTCGCGGTACTGCTCGGCGATATTCGAGCTGTCCTGGAACAGACCCTTGAGGGCGTCGACCAGATCGACGTTATCCTGGGTGTTCAGGTTCGCGGTGCGGTTGTTGAGCGGCGACAGCGAGTCCTGAAGGATCTTGCGGCCCGCCAGCACCTTCGACAGCGCGAGAGCCGATCCGCCGTTCCAGACCGACTGGTAAACGTCCTTGTACATGGACATGGCGTCGGCTTCGATGTTGGCCGCAAGGACCGACATCGCCGGATCGAGGATGCGATGCGAGAAGTCATCGAGGCTCAGGGTGAGCTCGGCAGAACTGAACGTCACGTCGACGCCCTTCTGCGTTGCGACCTGGAGCGACACCGAGTTCTCGGTCGTGTCCTGCGTCGAGATATTGGCGCCCGTGCGAACCGTATACTGGTTCGGGAGGCGGATTTTCAGGGTGTCGCCAATCTTGGCGCCCTTCTGAGCGAAGCTGTCGTCGTAGTCACGAGTGATCGAGCCGACGAAGTTGAGCTTCTGGTGGAGGATACGCAGCGCTTCGCGCGTAACCATCGTGGGGGTGAGAATCGAGTTCGACATTTGTTAGGTTCCCGCTCGCAAAAGGTTGAGATCAGCGTCGTTTCGCGTCTCGAATCTGCTGCCTGCGGCGGCGTGTCCACTCTTCGGTCGAGAGCCGGTCGGAGAGCTTTTCCTGCTTGGCCAGTTGAGCCGCGCCGGAGACCTGTGATTCCGGCTGTGTGGCCGGTCGTCTGCGCTCCATCTTCGTCTGCCCTTCAAGTCGTGCCGCTGCGAAAGCAAATTCGATCGGGTCCGTGATCGAGGCGAGCTGGCGGAGCTTTTCGGGGTGCTTGCCCAAGGCATAGACGAGCTGCGCCTTGTTCTCGGCCCCGTGGATGAGGATCGACTGCTGCGCCTGGTTCAGTGAACCGAGCACTTCAGCCTCGGCCTCGGAAAAGTCCTTGACCCCCAGCTCTGTCTTCTGGGTGGCGTAGGCTTCGACCTTGGCCTGATACCTCTTCGCGACTTCCTCCTCGGCCTTTTTCGCCGCGGTTTTCGCCGCTTCCGCCGACGCTTTGCGATCCAAGTAGGCGTTAAATTCCTGCTCGAACCGCTCTTCGTCGTATTCACAGGATTCCAGGGTTGGCTTTGGACCGACCTCGATTTCCTGTGGCGCTACCTTCTTCTCCAGCTCCTTGAGCTGCGCTTCCTTCTCGCGAAGGGCTTTACGCATCTCCCGGATCGTGGAGTTTTCCTGCTCGCTTGAGGCTGGCGGGGCCTCGTCGCCGAACGAAACGATGACTTCCTCGTCATCGACTGCCTCGGGCGGGGTTTCTTCCTCTGCAACGACCTCGGGGGTTTCGACCTCCTCGGTCAGTTCGAGGACTTCTTCCTCAACCTGCGGCGCTTCATCCGTCTCATCTGCCATGCAAAGACCCTTCTCTCACCGTTGCGGCCCGGTGGCTGCCGATGAGGGGAATTTATGCGGGTTTGAGAGGCGCGAAGATTTTTCTGAAATCACCGATTTCGCGCGTGTGCCGCGGCGATCAGCTTGTCGGCAATCAGTGCGAACAGCTTCTCCCAACCGATGAACGCACGCGCCAGAATGAGAAGCGCCAGCGTCCTCACTTCGCGCCCTGTTTGTGCGCCTTGATACGGTTGGTCTCAGCGTTCTGAGCCTCAATCGCCAGCTGCTCGGGCAAATGCGCCGTCTGGACCCGCAAATGGTCGGTCTCAGCGGCGGTTTTGCCGATCTGCGTGAGCTTGTGCACCGCCTCCAGTCCGTCGGGCACCTGCGGAGCCTCGGCAGGACCACCAACGGCGTCCGCCTGCGCCACCTTAAGGTGCGCGTCCGCCGTCTTTTGCAGTGCCGTGGCTTCGGACTCCTTAACCTTGGCCGCGAGAAGCTGCGAACCCGGATCGGGCTGCTGTGCCTGCGCTTCCTTGGCCAGCTGTTCCTTCTCGTCGTCGGTCGGCTGAAGCACGCCCATGCGAATGGCGCGCATCCGGACCCATTTCTTCAGGTCGTTGATGCCCTCGCCGTCCATCTCGGCCAACGCAGCCGTAATGCACGCCGCGCCAAGCTCCTGGTCCTGCGCCGCGGCGGCGGCTTCGGCCATACCAACCAGTGAGCGCACGGTGGCATCGCGACGAGTGCGTGAGGAAGGCCCGACATCCACGACGCAGCGATATTTGCCGTCGAATACGTTCTTCTGGATTTGGCTGCCGTCCCCAGCCAGTCCCGGTTCCCCCAATGTAACGTACTGGTCGCCGCCCTTCTCATCGACGGCACGCATCTTGCGCCCCTCTTCGACGTAGAGTTCGGCTGCCATGCCCTTCCACACCGTCCCGCAACGCCTCACGGCAGTGGCGAAATTGTCGGTATAGATGAAAGTCCGCGAATCCAGCCTCTGGTGGACCAATTCAATCGCTTGCGCGGAGGTATTGGCCGGAACCTCGTCCGCCTGCTCCGAACTGCCGATGATGTCGGCGATGTCCTGCCCCGATACCTGGATAAGAGCGGCAAGAGCCGCGGGCACCGTGGGCGGCTCGACCTTGCCGATCGCTCCCAATGCTACGGGCTTGCCGTCATCGTCCCTGAGTGCCTTGGCCAGCGAATAGGGGTGGCGCTTGATGTTCCCCTCGGCCCATGTGTTCTCGAGGCCCGCCACCTGCTCGGGGTCGAAGATCGGTCTCTCCAGTGGGGAAATCGCCGCAATCTCGGCCAGCTGCGAGATTTGTGCGTTATAGACCCGCTGCGGATCCTTGGCCTTCCGCACATGGCCGGCGCAGCGCTCGATATTCTCCACCACCCAGCGCTTGGCGTAATAGACGATGATCGGGATGTTGGGGCCGGGAATCTTCTCCTCGCCCAGCACTTCGGCGCCGGAGAGGGTGTATTTCGTGACCTGCGGCTTCTTCGCGGTGCGCGTGCGGCTGATCGTCCAGCCCTGCGCGCCGAGATCGTTCAGTTCCTCCCCTTCAGGATCGTACAGCACCTTCTCTTCGGTAATCACCGGATGGGTGAGCGTGACCTTCTGGGTCTTCTTGTCCTCGATCTCGTAATACTCGCCGAGATAGACGACATCAGCGGCGTGCCAGTCGAAGTTGTGCTGCGGCCACTTGGGAAAGTCGCTGTCCGCCTTGTCGCCGTACTGCTCCTCGAACGCATCCTTGCCGATTGGGGTAAGGACGATGCACCATTTCGCGTCGGCCTTATCCTGGCGCTTGGCCTCGGGATCGAAAAACACCCGCTGGTCGGCGTCGGTGATCGGCTCGAACGTGATGCGCTGGTGATCGTTGTCGGGATCGCCCTCGTCCTCGTAACAGGCTCTCAGGCGCCATGCGCCCATGCCTCCGGCGGTGCCTTCCTCGAACGCGTTGTCCTGCGCTTCCTGCCCGCCGTCCTCGAAATCCGCACGGTAGAGGCCGTCCAATGCATCCGCCGTGTCATCGTCGCCGTCCTCGTCCTCGGGGCGGAAATCGACGCTGATCCGGTTGTTCCTATAGTCCGAGAAGATGCGCATGACCTCTTTGTGGGTCTTGTCCACCTCCATCTGGGGAGCGTTTTCAAATTGCGATGACCATTCATCATCCCACTGGGCGCCCCGGATCGAATAGAAGCGGCGGTCATCGAGACATTCGGCGCGCTCTTTCTCTTGGACCAGCCATACGGCGTCCATGCGCTTCATTGCGCGCGCGTGAACGTCCTGAAGGCGCTTGGACTGCTTAGTCAATGTCGTGGCCCCAGCGCTGGAGCACGGTCGCTAGGAGGCCCCGGAGGGTGAAGCTGTCCGATCGCGGCCCGAGCCCGTAGGTGTGCCAATAGCTGCGCTGGAATAGAACGCCGTCCTCCGCCGTTTCGGCGTCCGTGTGCCCCAGAACGACAATGCAACTCGTGACTGGGTACTCGCCATGCTCACCCGCCTCGATCTGATCGGCGATGCCGCGTAGCGACTGGACGACATCGGAGCAGGGCGGCGGCTTGAAGAGTTGGACGACGCTCATGCGCAAGCGATACCGCCCACGCGCCCGCCGCTGATTTTTTCTGAACGCTAGACGGAACCAGCTGGACTCTCAGGCATTTAGCATCTGAGGGTTCCGGGGTTGCTCCTGCGCACCTTCAGTAGCCCCGGCAAAGTAGGCCCGTCGCAGCTCGGCTCCCCCGCCCCAATCGCGGCACGGCACGAAACGCCGGGGCTTTTTACACTTCGCGGTGAAACCAAATGTTGAGCGTCAGCACCCAATGGCCGATGCGAATATCCCACCCGTTGGGCGCGTAGCTCGTGCGCCCGATGTAGAACCAGTTGCCCAGCCTCATCTCCGATTGAACCCCGTCGCCAGTGACGGAATGGGCTTCACCACCACGTTTCGATCGCTCTTCAATGCCCTGCGCGCGCCCTCGACCGCATAGCGCAGCGCGTCGATCATGTGGTTGTCCTTGTCCTCGAGCACGGCTGTGACTTGTCCGGTCAGGCTGTCCACCTTGTAGCTGTAATGAGTCAGCTCATCGATCAGATGCTGGC